GACTTGTATGGCTCTTCGCCTTCTGGCGGCTTGTCTTTCCACTCGTCAATCAAATCAGGGAATACCTGTTCAAATTCTTGCGCTATAAAGCCTCTGTCACCTCTGATGTTTTTACCCTTACCGTCTTTCCAATCAAATTTACGAGGTTTAAGTTGAAGAATAGCTTCAAGTCCGACATCTAAATCAACAATGTTTTCTTTCATTCTTTGATCTGAAATAGCACTAATAGTTGTGTTGGTGGCGTAAATTGTCCCACCATATCCTACATAGAACCTATATGCTGAAGCGCCGGTTGAATACATATGATAACCGTTAGCGCTATTTGTTGATGCCGCTCCAGAAAGACCAACAGCGCCTGTTCCTGCACCACCATTTGCAGGTATATATGCTAGACCTGCCGTTGTTAAATCAGAAGCCGTTTTCCCAACCAGCAGGTTTCCGCTGCTATCGATGCGCATACGTTCGGCTTTAGTACTTGTAACACTTCCAGTAAATAATAAAGCATCGCTAAAGCCAATTTCCGTCGCGGCTGTTCCATCGCGGTAACGCCTTAACCAACCTTGTGCAGCGCCAGCTTCGTTTAACACAAAGCTCATAGTCGTTGTTGCGCTTGCCGATCCAGCGTTACTTACAACAATCGCTGTGTCGGCAGTTTGATCGTTCTTAACAGTTAGTTGACCAAGAACAGATGTTGTTCCAATAGATAGCCGCCCACTAACATCCAGCGTCATCGCCTGAGTGAAGGAGATGGTGTTTCCTTGCGCTCCACCGGCAGCCGTATACCAAACGTGTGATCCGTTGGCAGAGTTGTTTATAGTATATCTAGCGGCACCAAATGTTCCGGCAGCGGTAGCGTAAGCCCAATTTCCACTTGTGTTTAAAAAAGCGTTCCCTACAAGCTCAAAATTTCCGTTATTATTGTTCGCTGCTATAGAACCCCAACCATTTAATAATTGTAAAGCTCTAGCGCCTGAGTTCCAAGCACTCGGCGTCACACCTAGTCCGAGGTTGCTTCCATCAGAATACAAATTGCTAAAACTAAATGCACTTGAACTACTAGCATACGGTATATATCCAGCCGTTAAACTGGTGAGGCCAGTGCCGCCGTTGGCTACAGGAAGTGTCCCAGTGACACCCGAAGTCAACGGTAGTCCCGTGCAGCTCGTTAGTGTTCCCGAAGAAGGCGTTCCGAGAACTGGAGTTACTAAGGTTGGACTTGTAGCCAACACGTTGCTACCTGAGCCTGTAGTTGCTGTAGCGCCTGAGCCACCTCTAGCAACTGCAAGTGTCCCTGAGCTAATGTTAGAAGCGTTAGTGGTATCTGTGGTAGCTGAAGTAGCTAACCCAAGGTTAGTTCTTGCGGTAGCTACGTTACTCAAGTCAGACAGATTGTTCGTCTTGACTAAAGCACTCGATAACGTAGAGGCTGCATTAGACGCACTCGTTGCAGCAGCAGTTGCACTATTGGAAGCATTTGTTGCACTTGTGCTTGCCGCTGATGCACTATTGGAAGCATTAGTTGCACTAGTCGCTGCATTTGTTGCGCTAGTGGCAGCAGCGGTTGCGCTATTAGAAGCGTTAGTAGCTTGGGTAGTAGCAGTGGATGCTTGTGTTGTAGCTGTTGATGCTGATGATGACGCAGAGCTGGCGCTATTGGAAGCGTTGGTTGCACTAGTTGATGCGTTAGTTGCCGAGGTTATCGCTGATGTAGCAGCAGCGGTAGCTTGGTTAACTAGGGTCTGCGCTGTGTCAAATTCGGATGGAGTGGGGTTAGTTGTCGAATAGAATGATGATTGATTAGACAATGTTACCACCCATAGAAAGGACCAATGTAATTAGGAGAACTATCGTATGCTGGAGAAATTGAAGCGTTCTCTAGCTCATCTTGTAGAGCCATCTGTTGAAGCTGGTCAGCTATTTGTTGATATGAAGCTTCAAAGAGTTGCTTACGGTCATCCAAGAAATAATCACATGAATATGAAAGTGCAGCATAGATGAGTAACGTTGGAGCTACTTCAGTAATCCAGTTAGTATCTGTATCTGCTGATAAACTTGAAGCATCTGCAAAGTAATTAATATATATAGCAGTGCCAGAAGCAGGATAAGGACCAATACTAAACGAAGCCCCTTCCCTGTAGTAGAACTTAGGAACACCGGGGATTTTAGCGTAATCTAATATTGTCTGTAGGTCACATCTGACAAGCTTATTGTGGTTCACTTGGTCGTTGGTGTGAATACTGATGACTTCAAGTAAATCGCCGGGAACTGATATCTGAGCTGAACCATCTGTAATTAGTGTAGCTAGTTTTTCCATTGCTGGAACACGTAGCTCACGTTGTATCCTCTGTATACCAAAGCCCATAAAAGTATCAGTAAGAGATGACGTAATGTCCCTACGATTGAGAAGCCCTAAGAATTGATTTTTTATATCTACGTAAGCCATTACGCCTAATCCTTAAATCTGACTACAGACGCCAATGGTTCCAGTTACTGAAGGTGTCGTTCCAGTGATGGTGTAGGATACTCGAAACCACTCAGGCACAAGGTCAGAACGAACAGTTGAAGTGTTGGTCTGTACGATGCCGGGGTAAATCGTCATGGATGTAAAGCCAGTAGCTGTAATGCTAGGGCCAGTCATGATGTCGTAGTAGGTGCCAGAAGCAACGTCTTTACCTTGGACCTTAACAACGAGAGTTGCTCCAGATCCACTGATAGCAGACACGTTGATAGAAACACGTACACCAGAGCCTGTAGGGTTCATGATGTCGGCACTGGTTACCGTTCCTGAACCAGCAGCAGCAAGAGTAGCTACAGCTCCCTTGTCAGTATTTTTAGCGTCAATAGCCAATGTTAAATCCTCTTGGTCGTCGTTAGGAACGCTTCTAGGTTTTCTGTTTTCAACCTTGCAACAATCTCAGAAGCCTTAATGTTTTTGTCCCAAATGTTAAAACCTTCACGCATCCACTTTTCGACAACTACAGTCGGAATAGATGCAATACGGTGAAAGTCACCCATACGATTGTTCGCGCTGTCATCACGAGCAACCTTTAGTCTGTCCAAGAAGGACTGTGGTATTGCCTGTTCCTTTTTGATAACCAATGCGGCATCAGGGTCTTCGTGGAACGTAACCTCTGGATTAATTAGATCAGTGTCTGTGGTCATGTGTTTCTTAAGGTGGGGCTACAGTTTCCCATAGCCCCGTTTACTTTAAGGGGTGTTATGCGCTCTTACGAACGATACCTGACGCGCCCCAGTTACGATGTTTCAGTGAGAACTCACCGACAATCATCTGGCGTTCAGCATCACCAATCGTAGCGAGTGGCGTACGTGTCCACGGACGGAGAACCATCAGTTTCCACATGTCTGGATCGAAGATCAGATGGTCAGTGTTCACTTGGAAGCGGTTAAGGATAACCTTAACTTCACCGAATGGGCTGACGTAGAGGTCGATAACGTTAACTACACGACGAGCTGCTTCAGCTTCTGCATTGTCTGCGAAGCGGTAACGGCCAGTTGCTGTAGCGAAGCTTGCGATGTTCAAAGCTTCTCCTGGTGGAATCATAAGGAACTTAGGATCAACACCGTTGTTGAAGAGCTGCTGAAGAACAGTCGTAAGGTTAGCTTCCGTCATTGCGGTGCTTGAAGAACCTGTCTTCGTGAGCAATGCGGAGCCGTAGGTTGACGTATCTACCTGTGACTGGAATGCAGCCATCTTACGTGGAAGAGCTGCTGAACCAGAGCCGCCTGTCGTGTTACCGATGGACGTAAGAAGATTGTTAGCAGCGTTCTGTCCACCCGTGCCAGCCTGAGAGTTCGTCAGGAAGTACTCAAGGTCACGGCGAAGTTCAGCACCTGCTTTAGCGAGTTGATACGCAGTTTCCTTAGCGCGGCCATAACGAGCAATCTTATCGACCGTTGCAGCAACTTTAATTGATTTCTGGAGGATCTGCGAATAGTTGGAACGAATGGTCGTTGCTGTTAGTGCAGACTCAGAAGCGTCGAAACCATCATATTGATAGTTTGACGTATTGACAGCAGCGAGTGCGTCTTCTTGCCCAAAATGTTCACACGAGTTCGTTAATCTCGTGCAGTTGAACTTTATTACTTTTTACTCGATTTTCTTTTGCCGGAAGGTATTGAAGGTTCCAAGGAACATGTAGTCCACTTGTAGGAGAACCGTCAGGCATAACTCCACGTAGAGGAATAATATGATCTACGTGATAACCTTCTGGACAATTGCGATAAATCTCTCGAATGGCCTTCATATCAACCCAAGGAGGGGTACACTTTTTGAAGACCTTATGTCTGATATGCGCATTCAGCTTGTATCTGTCTGGATACCTAGAGTAAAAAGAGTTATTGTATTCCTCGCGTTCCTCATCGGATAAACTATCTCGAAAGTCTTGCATCCACTCACGTTTACGTGTGCGTTCTCTTTCAAGATTTCCATCACGATATTTAATATAAGATGCTGTTTTGCAAACAACACATGCGCCATCTTTGGTATATTTTTCAGCATCATGTCCTTGAACACAAGGATTGCCAGTGTAATACCTAAAAAGCTTTTGTTCTTTAGCTTCTTTGCGAGAAATTATTTTCAATGTTCAACCTCTTACAGTCGCCTGTAAGTTCAGACTATATCTTCACCAGTTCTTGGTGCTCTGCATTTCGACCCACTTGGGCCTACGGAATTGCTTCCTAGTCGTTACACGTTCCCTATAATAAGGGCTTCGCTCGGTATTGTCTATAGTCCAGACGTATGACTATAGGGTTTCACCGAATTAGCAGAGTTCTTCGATGGGTATCCCTACCCAAAGCAGCAACAGTTTACTGAAAGAGAACGTTATGAATGCTCTCTGTTCCAATCATTGACTGGAATGGCGTGGTGGTTGGAGAGATATTTGTGATGATGTCAGAGACATCTTCTTGCTTACCTACGACTTCGTAGGCTGTATATGTATTAGCCATAGTTCTAAAAAGTTCCTAAATGAATAAGCTGTTATTTCTCCCAGCGAGACAGAAAGGCATCAGCAGCATCATCAACGTGTCCAGACTTATGCAAACGCTTCATTGCGTCTTGCTTAGGAGCCGTTCTAGTTTTCTGAATGGCTTCGTCTGGTGTTCCTTTGATAATTTTCTTAGGCGTCTTATCTACCTTCTTCGTCTTAGTAACGGCTTGCTTCCCTTTTTCGTATTGCATAGCTTTATGCAGTATCTTAAACGCTGTAGCGTCAACCATCTCGTTGACGACTTGTTCATTCATTCCTTGTTCAACAGCAAAACGACGAATGTCATTGTAGAGCTGTTCATTCCAACCGAGGATACCAGTCTTGGGGTCACTTAAGACCTTGATGGTTTCTCTGGCTGCAACCATGAGCTGTTGCTGACGTTCTTCGGTTGCCTTCTTGACAACTCCATCTAACTCAGACTCCAGATAACGAACGTTCTCGAAAGCTTTATTTGCAGCGTCTGATAGTGCCGCTAGTTCTTCTGAGGAAACGTTAGGGTCTTTAGTTAGCGCAAGGAAATTAATGTTAGCGTAGGGAGCTGCTTGTTCCTGAGCGCGTTTTAGAAGGTTCTCAAGACCAGCTACATACTTCTGGCCGCTTTCTTCTGCTCGTTGTTTGATTTGGGCAGCTTCTTGGGATTTACGGGTTAGTGAGGCTTCCTGACCGTATAGACGCTTTAGATCCTTGATGGATGCTTCAACTACCTGTCCGTCAACCTTGAGTTTTACTATGGCATCATCCGACTCGATAACCGTAGGCTTCTTACCCTTGGTGTCTTTCGGAGGTACCTCTTCTTCCTCATCGTTTTCTGTGTCGGTGTCGTCGCTTTCAGTTTCTTCAGTGTCTTCCGTATCGCCCTCTTCAGTTTCCTCATCGTCTTCTGGACTTTCGTCGGAAGCATCTTCAGTCTCTTCAGAGTCGTCGGTATTGTCCTCGTTATCGGTGCCTTCTTCTTCGGATGGCTCTTCAGCGTCCGTGCTTGTCAGTCGGCGGTAAAATTCGTCAGCAGCGGGTTCTCCGCTGTGTAGTTCAGTGT